GCTTTCCATTTTAAATCGTCGATCATGATGACCTCCTTTTTTTCTTTTTTACACCTGCTTCGCTGAGAGCGATAGCTATGGCTTGCTTTTTATTTACCACTTTTTTCTTAGATTTACCAGATTTAAGTTTACCTGATTTAAATTCACGCATTACTTTGCTGATTTTCTTTTCTTTTTTCATTATTTAAGTTTGTATAATGTACCTATACCACTTGACATCGGTCCGCGTAGCGGTGGTACTAGGCCACCGTCTGCTTTAAATAAATCATGATAAGGAGAACCTGCATCATACAAAGGTGAATCCATTAAAACTTTATTACCGTAAATATTTGTATCTCCTGCTTGTAAGTCATAAGTGTCTTTATGTTTAGCAAAGCCGTGCCCTGAATAAAGTAGATCTTGAACACCTGTTGATTCGTTTCCTGTATAAAAATCTTCAATTTCCCCCTGAGTCATTGGCGCTGCTGCTAACTTAAAAGCATCAGCAATCATAGTTTGAGGAAAACCGAAAAGAGTTCCTATTAAGTTTTCAGAGGTAAGAAACTTTTTAGCCCCTGAACGTGTAATTGTAGGATCATTACCTGCATAATCGCCTCGTTCATCAACAGGAAGTCCTTCTAATAAACCATCTCCTGTACCAACAACTGGTTGAACTTTTAAATATTCTGGCACGTCTGCTAAGTCGACATAATCTGGATCTTCTTTTAAAGCATCTGTATTAATAGAAAGAGCTTCAGATTCACTAAGTTCCCCTGGTATTACATTTTCATCAGCAACCTCTTCTTTGTTCTTTGCTTCCTCTTGTTCTTTTTGGTAAGCATCTATTTGTGCTTGCAACAAATTAGATTTTTTGTCTCCAGCCAACATACCCATAATAGACATAAGTCCAAGTGGTGCTATGATGTCGGATTCTCTCATATTAGTTCTCTACTATTGTACTTTTCATTTGCTGAATACCACTTTTAGCTAATGATACGCTTGCTCTTAGCTTTTGGTGCTCATCGTTCTGTTCCATTTTCTCTTCTGCTAGCTCTCGAGCTTGTAATAGTTTAGCTCTGTCCATTGCTAGATCATTTTGTGACTCTTCTTCTTTTCTAGCCTCTTCTCTAGCTCTAAGATCAATCTCTCTATCTTTAAGTTTTAATAATGGATCATTTTCAATCTGATTTAACACTTCTTTTTCTGCTTCTGCGTACTCTGCCATAAACTCAGCTATTAATTGTGATTTTCTAGCCTCCATTGACGTTTGCATGCTTTGTATTTGCTGTTGTAGTTGCATAACTTGCGGATTTTGCTGCATTTGAGCTTGATTTGGTCCCGCCTGTTGCATAATCATCTGTAATTGTTGTCCCATTTGCTGCATTTGAGTAATTTCTTCAGCAAATTCTAGTTCTATTTGCTCTCCAGCCATCAAAGTTATGTGTTCCATGCAGTTTTGTTGCAATAATCCCATTGCTTTTGGATTATTTCTTACAATTGTAGTCCCCATAAACTGTAAATGCGCTTTCATGTGCGCTTGGTGATCTTGTTTTGGGAATGCTTGAAACTTTTTACCGTTTAATGCCAAAATATTTTCACTTGCAGGGTCTAATGGTGTTGGTTGCATCGGTGGTGGCAACAAAGTATCAATGTTTTTTACACCTAATGCCTCATACATGTGTTTATATGCATGGTATAAATTATGCATTTGCGGATTTGACATCGCCATTTGTAATTCTGTTTGTGCAATAGTAATTCTTTGTGTTTGTGAAAAGATATTTGGATCTGCAATTGGTATAATGTCGACTCTATCATCAAAATCAGTTGCAAAAACTTCTCTCGCACCACCAACAATATCGTATGGATATGTTTTTGGTAAGTAGGTTGCAAAACATTTAGCAAGTAACATAAACTCACACTTCATTGCTGCATAAATTCTTTTGTGAATAGCAGACATAACCCGCGATCCACGTTCCAAGAGCGCCATAGTTGTACCCACGGCTGCCGATTGATTTCCGTCACCCACTTGCATATCTGCAATGGATGCGAAACGTTGACCTGCTTGGACAACAACTCCCATTAGTTGTAGGAGCGTGGCACTTGGGTCTTTAAATGGTAACGGCATGAATGCGTCACGAAGATTTCCACCAGGCGCATCGACATCACGGAACTCTCCCGGCTGCAACGGTTGAGCTTCGTCTCTGACTCTAATACCTCTTTGTTTGAATCCGGCCGGTAAGTTTGACAAGGTGCCGGCGTCAAGAAGTTGTCTCAATGCTGCAGTTGCAGTTCGTGACAGTCCGCCGATCATGTGGATAAGGCCGAATCCATAGAAGCCTAGTCCTGGTAAAAACTTAAAGTGTACAAAATATTCTTTCTTCTTGCGTAACGGATCATCGACCGCGTACGCTCTTCTAACTGATAAAACTTTACTTGAGTCGTGGTGAATAGTTACAATGTAAGGTAGTTTTAATCCTGTTTCTTCACCTTGTTCATCCTTGTCTTCAAAACCTTCTAGGTCTAATTCAACATGACACTCTAATAAAGTGTGCACGTCGCTCTTTGCAGTTCTCTCGACACCAGATATGTCATCTTTAGTATCGGTAACTTCATCTGCCTCGTAACTATCTTCACTTAGTTCTATGTCTGCATAAAAACCTGTCAGTTGTTGCTTACGTAAATCGTTTTGTGATATTTTTATTTTGTGAATAATTACATCTGTGTCTTCAAGAGATGTTGCATTGTAGCTAACATATAAATCTTCTGCAGGTACAAACTTAGAAACACATCTGTTTAAAACAGAATCGTAGTAAACTTTTTTAAATGTTGATCCTGCTAAAGGTAAATTAAATAACATCTGATCAAACTCTGGCTCATACTCTTTCATGTTAATCATAAGTTGATAATTCATAAAATCTCTTACACGTGCAGATTGTTTTTCTGATTCTGGGTTAACTGCACCTATAATTTGAGTTCTTACTGGTCCTTGTGCAGGTAGTAATTCTTTATATGCTAATGCTTGAAATTGTGTAACAGCTTCAGCTAAAACTGGGTGTGTTGCACCACTTGCACCCTGGAATGGTTCTGATCTATTCTCGTATTTAAAACCTAAAAGCTCTAAGCCTTTAGTGTAAGTGTCTTCCCAATCAGACCTACCTGCTTTAAAATCTTCATAAGAATCTTCGAGATCAGATGCAACTTCTATCAGCACATCATCATTTAAAAACTCAACTAAGTTAGTGTCAAAATCTTGACCACTTTGAAACTGTTCTGCTTGTGGATCAAAATCTATTTCTGCGCCACCGTCATCCATCATCTCAACATTTACTTCTGTCGGATCATTTGCTTCACGTTCCTGTATTGCTACTTCAACTGACTCGTCAATTACGTTAGTTGTTTTTGTTAAATCGCTTACTTTATCTATTGCCATATTATTACCTCGTTAAATTATGCTAGGCCGTTACCTTTTCCTTTGCCAGCAGCACCAGCAGCACCTGGTCCCATGCCTCCAGTGGTGCCTTTGCCACTATTGCCACTATTTCCGTTTTTGTTACCGTTACCGCCACCGCCACCTTTGCCAAATGGTCCTTGTGGTTGAGAGCCACCACCAATAGTTCCACCTTTACCAGTGGTACCTGGGCTTGGTGAGTAGCCTCCTGAGTCTGAGCCTCCAAAAGCTTCTTTAAGTTTATCATGCATAGCTACATTTTTGTTTGCCATAACTTGTGAGGATACCGTTGCTTTGGCTATGTCGTTTTTCATTTTGTTTGCTTTATAGTTGTCGTATGCTGTGTTTATCTTATCAACCACTGGAGAAACTATATTTCTAAGTGCAAAATTAACTGGGCTTAAATTTTTAAATGCGTTCATAATACCATCAAAGCTAAATCCATCTTCTTCTTCGTTGTTTATATTTATATCATCTAATCCAGTGTAAGCTGTAGCAAAAGGATCTGGTTTCTTAAAGAAACCAAAACCACTTGTTACATCACTTACTAAATCACCAAACGTTTCGTAACCTTCAGCGTTACCTAATGCTGCTCTCTGTGCGTTAAGACCACCAGGACCACCGCCACCAGGAACTGGTGAAGCGTCAGGAAATAATGGAGGAGGTGTACCGCCAGGAAGTCCAGGGAATGGAAAAGGTTGAAAAGTAGAATTTACTAGTCCAAGGTCCTCAACTTCTTTTTCTGGTATATTACTTAAAATCCCAGATTGTAAAGGTGCGTCAAAAGTAAAACGATTCCTAGCAGGGTCGAATTTTGTTAAATTTGCAATACTCATTAATAGTATGTCCTCGCGTGTTCCGGCAATGGTTCATCCTCGTAATCGTCTGGATGCTCGACAAAGCCACCTTGTCTAAATCTCATTACGGCTT